CGAAGATTACGACAACAAAAAATTAGTGTCCCGCCCGTTTAGACTTTCTTAGGTTGTTCTCAAGGGGAGAACGCATAGCGTTCGATCGACCTCGAGAGTCTTTATTGAAAGGGGGTGGAAGACTAACATCTTCCCTCGGTTTTGTTGAAAGCGTCTGCACGCGTGGCTCTGGCTCTGGCGGTACTGGCTCAGTAGTCAGGTACCATCTTGCTGGATAGTAAGGTGGTGGTAGCTGCAAGGCAAGGGCATAATCAGGGCCCATGCTCGTTGCACAGAAGGATAAAGTGGGTGTCACATCAGGATCGTCGTTTCCTATAGCGTAAACAAAACTATTCACGCGATTAGGAACTGCTCCCACGACGCCTTGATTAGTGGCGTACGTGGAAATCCACTCAGAATTACAATACCAAGGTTCGGTATATTCTAGTAACTGAGTGAGTCCGAAAGATATGACTTGACATCCATCATTTATCCGGTTGAAATCGTCCGGCACGGGATTATTCGTGTAACGACTTCGGGGATCCATTTTTGCCATTAGGCCTTGATCGGCTGTGTATGGCGTTTCTGGTTGGTTAAAAGTTGCTTTAACTTTAAACTGACCACGATTGTAAAAGAAACAACTTCTAATACAATCGGCTGTGTTCCAGTAAAAAGGAGGTACATCATCAAGATCACGTAGAGCGTCCGGATCAGGCAACGTTCTACAGGACCATCGCTGACAGAGCTGTTCCATAGTCACGGTTTGATCGGGCCAAAAAGGCACGTCATTTTCCTTAACTTCGAATTGTCGGCTTGGTTGTATCTTGGAGAAAGACTTAATCGAAGTCTGCATCTCGGCAGCTTCAACTTGTTCCTTCTGGTACTGCGGACACTTAGGCGAGTAAAATTTAAAATCATCACAAGCGTTAGTCCAACACAGGTATTTAAGCACAGGCGTGGTATCTCCTGCTGCTTTAGGGGCTGCATACTGAAAAACTCGTATGCAAGAGCGCTCTCCAGGCCCCGCTGGCTGATTCACGGATGAATCTTGAGTAAACTGATAAGGGTTAGTGTATAGGTAAGGCACCAAAACTTTGTGAATAGTTGTTCCTTTAACCTCAATCACCTCTGTAACGATATCCCCTACATTTCCAGCAGTATCAGTATAGGACAACGATATCCCTACTTTCTGAACTACCATCGGTGAGGAGATAAACATAAAAGTATACTCAAAAGACCCTCGCCACATCCGAAAAAATCGTGCGGCGAAATCGAGTCTAGAACAATCTGGCTTAATATTGGGGGTAGCATCTTGATCGTCAGGTATAAAAGGCCACCCTCGAAAAATTAATGAAGTAGTTAACTCCCCGTGAGCAAAAAAGTTGGGTAACTTAATAAACTCAAGCCAAGAATGCCTTGGAGGTCTTGTTGGGAGAACATGAGAACCTACTCCCAGTAGGCATTTCGGTGCTGAAAAATTGAGATTTCCATAAATGTCAGGTACGACACTCATTCCTCCCGTTTCTCCACCCGAATCAGGTTTACTGGTTGGATCATCAAAATCAAACCAATCACCAAGCATCTCATCTACTTGATGAAAACCAGCTTGAGCAGCATTTCGTAAATGCGCTACGCCAGATGTGGCCAGGTACTTCGTGAGCTCCGTCTGCATAGCAGAGTAAAGGATCCCAGCGGCAGCTGAAGCCTGCATCTCAGCGGTTTCTTCCTCCTCGTTTTGATTGAAAGTAAGAGAGTTTGCAACTCGTGGTCCCGCAACTTGCACACCGTGTAGAGAGCACCATATATTTATCGTGACACTTCTAGGGATAGAAGAGTCAGCAGAAAAAATCCATGGGCCTCCGATTATTTTCAAATCGGTGAGCAAATTAAAATTAGGAAATGGTTCTTCCGTGAACTTGACAAAGTCAAGCCATTTGTTCAAGAAACTCCAAGGGACCATGATTCTTCCACTGTTAGCAGTAGAAAAATCTGCGATTTGACAATCAGTATGCGACAAAAGTCCGAAATCACTCTCGAGATTAGTCGAACTACGTCTGCCATCAAGAGGGATGCATGTAAGACCTACAGCTCCCCAAACTTGAGGAACAGACATAATTTGATATCTCCATTCCATAAAATCCCACCTTAAATATCGAAAGGTAGACATTGCATTTTTAAATGTTGTTAGAGCGAGAATCGGACACGCCACTACATTCACCTGAGGTGAAGAAGTAGTGTACACTATGTCATTTACTCTATATTCTCTTTCAAGAATCTGAGTAGGAGTTTGATCAGCCCAAGGCGAAATATCACGAGGTCGTGGTAATTTCGGGGCTAATGTTTTAACTTCAACAGGCGTTTCAACTATAAAGTCTACTAGTCCGTTGGATTCCACTTTCGTGGAGGGTTCTTCGTTTAATACGTTTTCGCTGATCAATTTAACGATGGGCTCTAGTTTAGCTGATCATCGTGCTAGAGCTCGAACCCCTAATTCTGTGAGGCGCGATCCGTGAATCCCTAGGGGTCGATTCCACGTCCATGCATTCCTCACTCACTGTTGCCAGTGGTTTGTTTTGCTCAATTTATACTCGAGAGCTAGAGATGTTAGTTTAATGTCATTGCGGACGGGACAAAAGTTATGAGCGATTGCTCATCATTCCAGTACCCCAGCGGTCTTCGTAAAATTCATACGAACCTGCTGTGTACGGTATATTATAAATTTCGCAATAAGTGCGAATTCTTTCTTCTTCCTTTCGGAAAACTTCTGGACCATAATGGAAAAACTCCATCATCGCCTGTTCAACATTAATCGCAAGTTGTTCAGACGCAGGACGTAAATTCGATTTTTTGATCCACAGAAGCATTCCGTGTATGCTCTCTCTCGAAAGAGGAGCGGTATATAAAGTTTCTCTAGGACGAAACTTTCGACACAAAAATTCCAAATCGTCAAACTCGACGAATTTAGAATTAATAACACCTTTTTGAGCGGTGGTATAAGTCATGCCAAAAGTCTCCCAGATAAACTCTCCTAAGGTTTCCATATTTATAAAATCCTTGAGATCGTCACAAACTGACCAAAGATTATCATCACCGTAAAAAGTGCAAATCAAATCAACCAGTCTTGATCGTTCTCCCAAGTTATTCATAGTACACACGAGCCAATGAAATGCATTAAAAATACACACATTAACAAATGAGTTTAAAAAACCAGTAAGCCAACCTCCCGAACTGTTCATCCAGTCTGACCAGTAGCATTCACCATTAATAACAAATATCGGTGCAATACTACTCATACAGACATTAAAAAGATACCAGTCATAGAGATTGTCTCCGGAGTTTATATACCACTTCATCGCAAGATAAAGAGCATATCCAAATTTGGCGATGATACCAGAATCAAATCCTGAATAATCACCGCCTCCAAAGTTTTTATGTCGCTTAAGCTTTTCGGCTAAGATCCACCACTCAGGACCGTGTGGGTTTATTCCTATCGCCACATCAGTATCCAAGTGATTCTCTTTCATATAAAAAACGACATCTCCAACAACCATAATAGTCATAATGAGATGCGCCAAGCTGCCAACACAAAAAATTCGGGTTTTTCCTTGATACACGCGATCTAAATCACGCGTTTCGTCTTTTAAACATGCTGAAACTACGTTTTTCAATTCGTAGCCAGCTTTCATCGCAATAAAAAGTTCCATTACTTTATTGCGGAGGACAGGATTTATCCAGGCCGGTTCAGTTTCCGTAGCTTTACGCCACAGCTGATCTCGAGACTTGAAACCTTCGACTTTAAAGTCGAATCCTATCGAGGCTTGCATGTCCAATTGTTGAATTGCTTCTTCAATTGTATACATGCGAAATTTTCGCTTAGTGCTTGGAAAAAATCCAGCAAACGCAATCTCTGGTTCCTGTTCGAACAGTTCTTGCATCCACTTAGGAAATATTCTTCGCGGAGCGGAAACCATTTTTACGAGACCCTGTTTAAGGGGCTGTCGCAAAACTGCTTCCATCTCACCGGTGATTTCATTTTCAACATCAACGGTCATCGGCTTAAGCATAGCCGGAGCTACCTCTATCGGATAGATTGGTTCTGTGGTCAGGTCTCCTTGAAAGACTGATGCCTCTATTTTCGTTTCAGTAGGCATAAAATCTCCTTTAAGGAGAGACCCTAACGACACCAATCTGCCGTCATAAGCTTGCTTGCGTTCGGGGGTAGGACGAATACAAGATGGAATATAAGTTCCTTGATTGATAATTACTTTACCAGTTCCCTGCATAACATACGCAGTTTTCTGTGCTTCATCTTCTAAATAAATGGGCAAAAACACAGATTGTGAACTAGCAAGAGCACAATGCATACCAAGAATCTTAACCACACCAGATTCGGTAGTGGTGACATACGGAAGACCGCAATCACCATTTTTCGATTCCATTCCAGTGGTGACAAAATGTTCACCAAGGTGTAGATTAAAAGGTTTATTATTGGGAAGTTTCGCTTTAAGAGTTTTATGTTCTCCTCTAGCAGCTCCTTTCCCGAGAGCATATCTATGAGTAACCTTTCCTCCAGACTTGATTCTATGAATTCTTGCGATTTCATGAGTACCAAGAATGGCGTCAAAATTTTCTCTAGACGCTAAATGCCGTTTTAAAGACGGCATACTGTTGAATCCTTTTCCAAGGTCAAACCATGAAAGGTCTCGTTCAGTGGGATCAGATTGAATACTCAACTCTGATTTCTGAAGCACGTGAAGTACTTCATCTCCATTACGAATTTCCATGTGGGACCAGTTGTGTCCCCAAGTTGAGAAGAAATGCTTATTCATAAAGCATCGTCGGCCAGATATTAAACCGTGGGCTTCTCTTCCCTTTTCATCATAATAAAATACGAAAGATCGCATATTATTAGAGATATTATTTATCTGTATGTCGATTGAGTCTTCAAGTTTGGATTGCATCCTAACTTTGTCCTTAGAAGACATGCGTGAATAGTGACCGCGCGAGAAGGATTGAAATGTAACAAAATCATCTCCTCCCTGTTTGGTCAGTAAACATTTAACGTCAGCATCTTGCAGCTGACTAGTTTGCATTTCGACACGTTTGAGTGTGGCTTTTGAGAGCGTCTTTGAAGCACTTGACTTAAGACAGGCGCTAACCAGAGCTCCCAAACCACACATTAAAAGGACATAACAACATACTCCCGCGAGTATTGCTGCTATTATATAACCATATTGATAAAAAAATCCACCAACTGTATGAAACATACCAGTTCCCCATTCTTTAGTTCCTTTCCAGAACGTTTGAAGGGCCCGGTACGCACGATACATTACTAGGATGAGTGTATCATTAGGTATTTGGTCTTTGACAAAGGCCACTTCTTCTTTAATGTATGCTTTAAATTGTTCTGGGGTAGCAATACACGCGAAGTCGTGGACTCTGCCAGGACGATGTTTTTGAGCTTTAGAACTCCAAACTTCTTCGTAAGACTCATCTGCAATATACTTCAGACGGGCCACGATAGCTTGTTGTTCCGCTCCTTCAGGCAAATGAAGTGCCTGGTAATTTTTCCTGACTAAACCAAAAAATGCAGAAAAAGCAGGACAAACATAACAGAGAGATGCATCTAATCGACGCAACATATCCGCAGAATGTCCTAAATATTTATCTATTAATGGCATAGCATGATCAATTTCCGAAGAATCTTCTATCGTCTCTCCAATTCTAATCCAAATGGATAACTTAACCAAGTCACCATATAAACTTTTACGATCAGAACGAGATCCAAATATTCGACTCCAAAAAGATCTCACTTCAGGAGTGACCCACGTGGGTAGATACAAATCACAGACATTTCCTTGATTTCTTTTAATTTCCAGAAATTGATCTATTTCTATTGCATCTGCATTATGCCACATAGGCCAGGGTATTTGCTCATTAGGTCCTTTAACAATGTGTCGAGCAAAATTAGACACATCAGGGGCTGTAAAGAAAGTTTTGTAAAATCTCGACTGGTAAAACGAATTTGACCAGGAGTTTTTAACGTCGACTACTTCAAGCCATTTCTCCGCGAGGATTCTTCTAGTATCCCAATTAATAAAACGATTACTTAGTTCTATCTTTTGGTTTTCATAATTGCCATCCTCAAAAGAGGGTTTTTCTTCTTTTAATACAGTAGTTGTAGTTGTAAGATCTTCCCACTCTTCAAGTGAAGTAGAATCTTCATCTCCAATACCTTGATAGTGTGCTTCAGTCTTTTGATGGACTAAAACATCTAACGCGTAATAAACTACTTTATCTGTATAAAAAGTCATCAATCGAGCAGGTAACTCGATTGGAGTTTGTTCTTTCAAAGGGAGACCTTGATTTCTCTCGTAATATTGTATAAACAGTCTAAACTGCGGGTCTACATATAAACGATCAACAATCATCATCATAAATCCTTCTTTATTTCGTTTCCCTGCAACTGGTGCAAGGTGTGGTCTCAACATGAGTTGAACCCATGAGCTTTGCTTGCTCCACCATTTCTTTCCTGCCACGTGTTTTCCTAAATAGGAATCCATCATCTTACTATTCCAAGTATCTATCAATAACTTGGTTTGAAAAGCATGTTGGTTTCCTTCAGGAGTATCGTAACACTCAGAATTCAACGGTGGTAGTTCTTCTTTCTTCTTTTGCTCACATTGTTTCACATAGGCTTGTACGACTCTATGAATCTCTGGAACATCAGAATTAGAAGGCAAAACTTGATCTTCTACAATTGTGGCTGTAGTAACCTTAACGGGCGTTTCTTCTCCAGAAACGCTTTCAAGAGAATCAGAATAAGAACTCCGAATTTCCATAGTCACCTGAGACAAAATCTTTTCAGAATAGTCCTGAGGCATCAACGGTTTATCGGAATCCGAATCATCATCTCCATCTGCAGAGTGAAACTCTGAGCTCGACTCATCACTAGAACTAGAAGAACTAGCAGGAGGAGCAGGGGGTGCAGTAGCTCCAGGTCCAAAATGAGACCCGAAGTTTTGTAAGTAAAAAGAGCGATCTGCGCTGCTCTTCTTATAGTCAAAAATGATCTTCTTTGCCATTAAATCAGCAAGTTCACTGAAAGTAAAGTCAATGAATCCGTTTCTAACAAGTGTTGGAAAATCGATTCCAGTGTTTCTAAGCGCGAGCTTAGTCCACTGACCAATAGAAGGCTTATAATGCATTCTATAAATCCAACACTCATCAGGACGAGAAAGAAGCTCATTCTGAGGGACTGTGTGTCCAGGTCTAATTATAACTTCGACATGAAAATGTCGTCGTCTAAAAATGGTAGTGGCTCGTGTAAGTCCACTACCTGAGGCGAGCTCATCGTCTGTAATATTAGAAGTAGTACAAACAAACGGAGAAGCGAAGAAGGTATTATTCTTCATCGACAACTCAGCACACGTAAGGGGGAGAGGGGCTCTGCTAATCATCTTTTGCATGAGTCCGAGTTCTTCTCCACGCATCTTAGGATCAGCCATAGCGGCTAACTCTTCAATAGCGAAGGTAAAATGTGTCTCCGGATTGTATCCATCACAATACGCTTGCGCGGACGCCTTTTCATAAACCATTCCTGGATGAAACGCTAACGGATATAAATCCGGAAGCGCCGCTGACACTCTATCGTATACATGCTTAGGCATGATTTGATAAGTGTCAGACTTGCCTTGACCTGGTGCTCCATACATGGAGAACCAAGTTGGTTCTACTCTTGCTTGCGTAACCCAGGCTCGGGTACGCACTTCTTCTGCAATCTTCTCCAAGTTAACCAAAACGTTGTTATAATACGAATTGGTTGATGAAGACAGACCAGATGTAAGGGCTAAGGTTCGCCTAAATTTAGGAACCTGAGCTCCTAAACGCAAAATTTCACGTGATGCAACATCGTTCGTAAAAATCTTAGCTTTAGAGTTTGTATTGAAAAAATCAACAGTATTTGATATAAATTTACCTAAATCATCAATATCTTGATAATCAGGAAAGAAATGTTTTCCTTTTGAAAAAATAGAATAAATAGAGTCAATCAACCACATAAAAAAATCTTTAGTGTTGTTTTTGACTGTCGGCATTCGTGATATAATATTTGTCACTGAACCAATTGTACCTAATGTAAATAGGCCAATAAATGCTTTTCCAAATTTCTCAAATGTACTAGCACATCCTTGCATTTCTGCTTCTTCGTTATATATCGCCTCAACAAAATCTTTGGAGGACTTTCGGTCAATAGTGACGCCAATTTTTTGCATAGAAAATGCTAATATAGACATAAACACTGATGAAGCGAGGGAACTCGTCCACCAGGATAGCGTTATAAGGGTAAACAACGCTAACGCCAAACAAACCCACATAGATTTGTTTGCAGCTTCCATCTTTTTATCGACAGGAACCGTAGCTAAGACTGCATCAGAAAATGAATCAAAAAAATTTGAAATCATCGTCTTGACACTCATTATCCACGATTTTATGTTTGTAAGCCCATCTTTCAGGGCTGTTGTACATGTGTCGTACATTTGTCTAAACAAACTATCGATCATCATCTTAGTTCCAGAATGTAAAATACTGGACATAGTATCAGATTGCATGATCTTAGTTCCAACTGACGCAACAGTGCCAGACCCGTAAGTCTTGACACGTTTAAGTGTTCCGCTAATACTAGACCTCATAGATTCAAAAAATGAGGCTGCGGTTGATGAATCAGATTCACCTTGCATAAATGCTTGGTTTTTCATCTTGAGTTCATCAAGGTATTTGGTGATGCGATCTTCTTTGATTCCACAAAAATTTTTAAGACAAAATTTGTAGTTTCGAAGCCAGATACGAAGAGCCCGATTCTTACAAGGAACCGGTTTTCGCATGACGAAATCACATCGTTGTAATCTATGCCCGGAAAGGACAAGAGCTAACTTCTGACGAGCACACTTAAGTGTCTCACAATCTTTATGCTTAATGTTGTAATAATTTTGATCGTACAGCAATTTTCCTACTAATTTAAAACCTTGCGCCATAATGGACGCATCAAAAGTTCCAGTTCCTACTGATAGCCAAATTCGTTTGGCTTTTTCAGTAGCTTGTTCAGAAAGCGTAATTGATTTAAGAAGTTTGACTCCGTACTTGGGGCCGTATTCATATTTATCATTTGGTCGTAATTCCCGCGACCATCCACACCCTTGGTTCTTTTTCTTATAACCAGAGGGTAACGGGGGAAGCATATAATCGTAATTATCATCGATCAATACTTCCTTAATGCAGGCAAAACCTGCTTTTTTCTTCTCATTAATTTCGACAGTACGTCGAAGTGAACGAGGCATCCGCCGCATTTTCAATACTCCAGAAACAACCTGATCGGGTTCTTTCTGTAGCACATCCAATGTGACAGGTTTGTGATAAAACTCTTCAGGAATTTGTTCCTGCGAAGCAGACGAAGACGGGGTATGTCCTTCGTCACTAAATTCCTCACAAGAATAAAAACTGAGAGACTGAGTTTCATCAGTCTGGCGCGAAAAAGACGCATTAACGTAGTTATAAAAACCACATTCTTCCGTCATTTCAACGCTATTTTGAGGACAGCCAACGTCCTCTTCTGTGGAAGACGAATCCGCATATAAATCGAATTCGTTATCAACACAATGTAAACCATTAGTCAAATCCGTCCAGTTTGAAAAATCCAAAACTGGAACAGCGACTTGGTTATATTGGGCAGAAACGGGGTTGGGGTCCCGTCCTACCGGATGTAAATAAAAAAATAAACGATTATCACCTTGTACTAAGTACTCCATTTGGGGGCGAAAATTATCCATTTTATAAAATTATCTCATTCATTTTTGTTGGGGGGCTTTCCATCCCACACCTCCAGTGTCACCTAACTAACTCCCTGACTTTGCCGTCGTGCAAATCACGCTACAAAGTTGAAAGCAGTGAAATACTACCATAGTGTCTAGCTTGATGTTCTTACGTATCATCCTATGAAACCTTTTCCATTACTGTACTAAGGCCATGACTGTGTCCTGTTAATGGGAGAGCACTTACCTCCCTATGCTGTTCCCGCCATCTCCATTTAGGAGAGTCGGGTCTAACGCAACACATGCGGAATCAACTTTACGTCATCTCACGATACTCATAATAATATCTCAAAGCCCAATCTTTCTAACTAAGCTTTGTGATCACCTCATCTAGTTACCGCCGGTGTATAGCCGATACTAACTAATCGGAATGTTGGCGCATCCTCATAATTACCATACCGTCCAACTCGGGATAATGTATACTACTATTAGATTCTGGTCATGATTCTACCAGAACGGTAATAACTAAATGAGTTATACACTACAATTTCATTCATTTAAAAGAATTAAGAAATTGCGAAACAAAATCGTTCGAGAGAAAATAAATTCTCAATCGTTACTTACAGCGGGCCATTATGCCCATTAATAGCTCCTAAACATGATCGTTTAAGACTAAAGGATTTCAAATATATCGAAACCCAGCTTGTTATCGTACAAGCCACTTTTTCACGGTATAAACGTGGGTAAACACCCAAAATAATAACAAAATCTGACATTTCGTCAGAAGGCTTTTCAAACCTTACTATAGTGTAATTATTTTGATTTGGTGTAATCCAGAATGTTTCTATTTTTAGTTTAAAATTAAAACATACAAACTAACTTACTACTTTTTTCTTGCGAATCCCCGTAGAAGGGAGGTCATCTTAGATAAGCATGACTATAAAGAGATCAATATGTAAACTATATATCTTCCTTTTCGGAATACAGTGTAACAATGTCAATTTATAGAAATCTTCCAATTTTTAGTCTCAAGCAAAGAGAACGTGGGAACGTTCTCAATTTGCTCATAGAGACAAGTGTAGAGATGAATATCTACACTCATGAAAATAAAATATGTGTTTTATACCGTGA